GTCCAAGGTCTTGTTGGTGGTACTACTGTCTATTCGTATCCTATGGAAAGGCCAACATTATCATTACTTGGTAACAATCAACACTTTCCAGTGCCAGATGAAATGTTATGGTCAATTAGATACGTACTAAATACACGATCATCTGCTCTTGGTGGTTTCAGTGATGTGCTAACTATGTCTCAATATGATGGCACAAAATCTAGTGCTCCTCGAAATGTATTATGTCCAGGTGGAGGTGGCGCCATCGCAAATATGATTACTCCCCAATTAATGCATGGTGGTTTTAACTGTTATAATTTCCAAACAATGGATACTTGGTACAGTCATGATACCTTCTTTCCTAGTGTGTCGATAGATGGAATTCGACATTATGTATTTATTGTAACTAGTGGATTAGCAAATAATCAAACATGGTGCCTTTGGCTTGGAGGATCATCATTGGTGTGGGCTAAAACAAGATTATTCACAGCTATGGCACAGCCATTGATACCTATTGAAGGCGAATCTGTTTATGAAACATGGGATGTTGATTTTACATCTGACACAAACAAACAGGGCCAAAAGGCAAGTAAAGATGAGGTACCTGAATCTATTTCTAAGACCACATCATCATCATCATCATCATCATCATCAATTAACTCTGACAGCGCGTTGACATCTCAGATGTCAACGCCATTATTATGAAAGACTTATATGGTGGCTTAAAATTGGAAGAATACCCTCTTCCGATTAGACTAATCATCACAAAGATGTTAGCAGCCACGCAGTCAAAAATTGATTTAATGGATGTGGGTAAATCGCAAAACTATAGTTTTAGTGATATTATCAAAATGTGTGGATATACAATAAATAATAGTTATATTGACGAAGATTTTGTCATTAAAAGATATAATGATAAAGATCTGGAATCTTTATTTAAATATAGAAGTAAAAACGACAGAGTAATACGTCGTGGTAGAATGTCAGACATTATGTCTTTCATAAACGGTAAACGTGAATATCGATATATATATAAAATATTGAACTACTTCATGACTAGCATGGTAGATTTTGATTATATCACTGTATCAAATGTTTTAATTGCATCATTATTCTTTGGTGAACAGTGGTTCAAAAATTGGTTTAGTATAGGTAGTTTTGAAAAAGACATATTTAGTATGTCCGATATAATGAGCAACGTTAGTGACAAGTTAAAACAAACTGGTTGTAATATGCAAAACTGGGAAATGTATCTAGAATGTAAAAATCTTACGGGGTATCGGAATCCACCATATGGTGATTTCAATATAAAAAAAGAAGCAGAAGAGCTTGCACATAGTGGAATTAATCATTATTGGTCACAAGATATCAATGAATATAGTAAAATGGTACACGAAATGCTGTTCACAACACCAGATAAATTTCCTGATAGGATGGGTTATAAGCAATATATTGCATCAGGCATCTGGTCACGATCTGGATCATCTTCACTCGGGAAAATAGAAATAGAAATAAATGGTGATAAGATTAAGTTCAAAGCTAGGAAAAATCAGTTGTTATATTTGTATACAGTAGATGAATTATATGATTTATCATTAAAAACTAAAGCTCAGATCAACTATGCATTCGTCAAACCTGAACAGGCAAGTTACGTATTGCTGTATCGAGTGATGTCTTAACATACTTGAAGATGTCATATATATATTATTGTGCAGGTGATTTCTATTTAAAGTGGAAAGGGATAACATCAACTGAAAGCGTGAATAGTGAATGTAACAGGTTAAAAATGACTCTCGATCTTATAGTTGTAAATTGGGGCATGCCATTTGATTACAAAGGCTTCGATCATCAGCCTGAGCTACGTGAAATTGCATCATTGGATAAGGTATTTCATGATGTAGGACGACTTAATGTAGATGACCTGAATGAATATGATGCGATATCAGCAAATGTCACAGAAGGCTGGAATAATGCTAAGTTGATAGTTCGTGACAATGATGAAATTACAGAATATGACGTGTCAGGAGGATTGATGAGTGGCTTATTCAATACAGCTGCGATGAATAACGCTTGGAATGCAACTAATGCATATATGGCTATCAGTGCTTTAACATATATATTAAATATTGGCGATATTTTCATTAATATCAAGGGTGATGATAGCTCATTTATCAATCGGAGCGCATATGCTTTACAAATGCTCGAATTTACATTACGTATTATGGATTTGAAAGGTGGAATAGGCAAATTTGGCATTATTCAATACAATACTGAATTTTTACGTACTTGGTTTAAAGATAGATGTTATGGTTACCCAAGCCGTAATATTCCTGGACTAATGCAAAACAAACCATGGTCTGAGAATGGTGATTGGACTCCATATACAAATGTAAAAGCTATAATCGACGTATCAAACATAATATCTAGAAGATTAAATAATAATATTATACCTATCCAGTTTGCACAACATATAGCCTCAAGATGGGCCAGATCACACAATCTACCTTATAATGTATTTAATATACCAACAAAACAAGGTGGCTACGGCATGTTAGAATGGGACGGCATTTCACAGATAGCGCCACCTATTCCATTATTCAAATTATCTCGAATTATTGTTACTGCCCCTTTGAAATATGGTCAAATTGCATCAAACATACAAAATAGATGTAACACATACGGCTTGGAAGTTGATTCTAATCAAGCACAGCAATTGGCATATGACCAATTTGTATCCACGATATCCTCTGGTGATATACCTAGTATAAGGAAGAAGCTGCGTGATGCCTATTTCACATATCAAATAGGTGATACTAAACAATATAAGATACATCGTTTGCCCAAAATTCTTGTCTATGATCTAAATGTTAATTATTTGATACGGATGAAGGATGCAATCTCAAATTACTCGAAACTTCAAGATAGAAATAGCTCTTATGCGTCGTTATCGCATGAAGTTAATATCATCAACGAATTCCAACCTATATTAAAAATTTTACATATAACGTTAAAACAGTTCTGCATAATGAATAATTTTAAAATAATAAATAAATTACGGAACAAAGATCATTTTACTGATACTTTGGACTGGTACGGAGGTAGATATCAGTTTCCTGCTACAAACTTAAATAACAAGATCATATCATTGGTTCAACGTGATATATTAAGTAATTATAGATATGCCATCAAAGTTGGTGCTTTCATTGCTAACTCGTGTTACCGTGCATACACGATGTACAGTAACACCTACTTCAACATGGCATTACACCGTTCTTTGTTGTTGTGGTAGTTGTCTGTAAGAAGACATTAACTTCTTGGTAAGACTCACA